TCTGAAAGAAGTAATCTGTTTTGTCTGTTAGTTACTGACATGCTTTTTCCTTGTTAACTATATTTATTTGTTTCCATTAACCACATACTTAATTGTCGAGTTGAGTTGCATCTTCATCAAACTTTAATCGCATTGATTCAGAAATATTATAAGGCAAATATGTAAGTACACAATCAATTATTAACCCACTCTCATAAGACTCTAAATTAATACTTTCTACAGTTACACGTGGATCTGAATTAACAATTTTAGTAACATTTGCAGATATTACTTCTTTTAATTGATCTGTTAGAGGTTCATAAATAGCGTCCCAAATAATAGTACCAAATTCTGGGTCTCCTAACTTCTCACCTTGCCTTATATGGAAGTGATTTATAATATCTTGCTTAATTAATTCTATATCATATAGCACATGACTTTTATTACTAGGATTAACCGTACTAAGGCCACGATAGGCCCTACTCTGAACCGGACTAGGTGGTTTTTGATTACTAGGTACCCTTATCTGTTTATATAATTCTCTATTAGTAATGCTCATGATACTATATTTACCCTATTCTATAGACACCTTTTTAAACGCCTCTGGTGTATTATATTTTCCTAATTCGTCCATGTTAACTGCTGTGGCTTCACTGTCTCTATCTGTTTTTATAATTTTAAAATTTTGCGGATTTAAATTTTCATGATGATCATACGGCTCATGTGTTGGTGCTCTTTGTACTAAAGTACCTGTCTGATTACTTGTTGGAAGTCCTGGTAAAATATGTGTACTAAGAGCTGTAACAATCTGAGCACCTTGAGCCGCTGGTCCATTCATATGAATTTTTGGAGCTGTTTCTACATGTTGTCCGCCTGACTTAATATGTGTTGACCCACTTGCTGTAAGTACATTGTTGCCTTGGGTATAAGCTTCATAATTTCCTATTGTAGTAACCCAATGATTTCCGCCAACAATCATATTAGTGTCAGCGGCTGATTCTATTTGTATTCTACCTTTAACAGCTTTAAGAGGTGTTAATACCTCTTCTGGGTCATACGTTCCACTTGCTTTTAAAGAAATATTAGCGCCAGCTTCCATTGTAATATCTCTACCTGCTGTTAAATTAAAATCATTTTCAGTATGCACACTTAAACTGTCTTTTGCATAAATGTCAATCTTTCCATCTGCTGTTAACTCAACCCAAGCAGTACCGTTTGCGTTAGCAATATAAATTAAATCTTCAGTATTATGTAATAATATTTGATGCCCTGTTCTAGTTTTTAATCTAACTAATTCATTATGCGGTAGTGTAACATTCCCATTAGGTTCATCTTGCATAACATTTGCATATTCTGGCGGCCCGCTGGTTGCTGGATTTTTTCTTAATAAAGCATCATCTCCATCATCCATAACAAATGATGTTCCACCAAGGCGACTTCTATGCTTATTAACTTTTATATCTGCGCCAACCATACCTTTTGGAGCTCCAACTGTTCTATCAACAGGTCCAGGTGTACTAATTCCAAATACTGTACTTGGTACTTCTCTTCTAGCACTAGATGATGTTATACCTCTAGTTTCATCTTCTAATAATCCTTGTTTTATTAAAGTTTCTGTAAATTCTTTTTGGTATGGTTTGTTAAATAATGTCGGCTCACCTCCTTTATGCGAAGTCTCGTCAATAACTTTATTATACTCAGCTACAGGAAGTTTTTTACCTTTTAACTTTGTACCATTTAACTCGTCTGGTGTTGCATCGGTATGCCTTGTAGATGCGGCATTACCTGGAACTGCAAAATTTGAATATCTGTCATTAACACACCCAATCCAGAAACACTCGTTCGGATTTCCTTCTACTAAAATTACTAGTACAATAGTTCCAACATCTGGTGGCACCATCCACATACCATAACTTTGCTGACTATGTCTATAGCTATCATTGTCTGTTACAGAAAATCTAGGCGTTTGGCCGCCAAACGGTGAAAGATATCTTGCCGTTAATATTTGTGTAGAAACTGAATCTGTATTACCAGTATCTGTTGTTTTTAATAATTGTACTTTTAAAGCCCCCATAAAAGTTTCATCTATATGACTAACAATTTTAGCCTGAAAGGGTCCTGCTTGTGATTGAAACGCTTCAATTTTAACATTGCGATCTATATTAGTATTTTTAGCCATTATTTTGCCTCGCCATCGGTTTTCTTGCCTGATCCAGCCGCTGAATTATCTTCACTATCAGCTTTACCGTCTTGATGGCCAAGTCTTATTAAGTGAAGTGTTTGCTTAAATGTTCCTTTGCTAAAAGTTGATACTACTTTTGTAATACGGTAAATGCCACTAAAGTGTTGTACCACTTTACCATCTGTATAGTTTGTTGGGAAATTCATTATTCCGTCAGAACCAATATCAAATGGCGTTCTAAACTCTACTGCAATCCATACTTGTTTATCTTGGTATGTCATTTGTCCACTACCATCAATATATGAATCTTGTTCACTTTTACTATTATAATTTCCATGACCTGAATCTGATATAAAATACGGATCTCCCCATATCTCTAACTCAACTACCATCATATCAGCACCTAAGTTTAGTGTAGCTTCATGAAAGGTCCTAGCTATTGTATCTTTTTGACCTGCCGGGACTGCTCTTATCCCTGATGTAAAGTTTGTAAACGTAGCATCAGCTAATCTTTTAACTAATGGGGGATTAGCGTGTTGATTCATTTTATCCAAGTCAGTCATAGCGCCATTAAGACCTTTTGCGACAGAAGATTTCACTGAGCCAATGCCACTGATATTTCTTTGTATTTGCGCCATCTTCTTATCGGAAATGCCAAGTCCGCCTGTGCCTTCTGCTTTTTTTGTATTTGAGTCAATGTTATCAAGTTGTATTTTTTTTGCATGATCTCCTTGATTTTGTATATGAGATGTTGCACCTCCATCATCAGCAGGAAACCGTGTTTGAAATCTATGTTGATAGTCAATATTAAAATTAATAACGTCTTTATTTTTACCTGTGTATATGTAATTAAATTCTTTAACTACTTTTTTAATTATTTCATCTTTTCCTTTAGAAATAGATGTTACCTTTTGAAAGACTGATTCATGTACTTTATAATGTACAACTCTAAAAATATATAATTTTGGCATTTGTCCATGTGTGTCAACTACTTCTTTTACTGGAACAAAATGTAAATTATTTTCAATCCTAAACCAAATTTTATTACCGTCTTTATCAGCGGGTTGGTCTCTTAAGCCACGTGCCCAGGCACTACTAAGAACTACTTCTTCAATAACTCGAGTAATATGTGTACCTTGTTTAAAGACTATTGCTTTTTTATCAGCTTCGTGCTGAATTTTGCTCATATCTGGACGTTGGCCATAGTTTTGTGTCTCTTTTTGAACTAAGTCTTCTTGTTGGACTATTTGAGCTTGTGCGGATAACTTATCTTCTGAAACTTTTGATTTACCTATAGCATTAAGTTTTTCATCAGATGCATTTTCTTTTAGTTTGGTGCTTTTATCGCCTCTTTGTAATGCTATTCCGGCATTAGTTTTCTTCCATGTATCCCAGTTTGTTTCTTTATGTCCTCTTGCGATAAATTTCTTTTTTTCTTCTTGATTGTCTAGATTCTCAACAGCCTGGTTTTCCTCTTCGTTGTTAGGATTTGTGCCTAATTGCTCGCCTACCTGCTTACTATCACGAGCATCATCTCTTGGAAACATAATAATAAACTCATCAGCATATTTGTGTGGATCTTGTGATCGTCTGCTTAATAAATGACTATTAATACCATTGGTTAAACTCTTTGGGCCTGTTTGTAGCATTTCAGATACTGTATCTCCTGCTACAGTTATATCTACTGGAAGGCGTTGAATACTTGCTCTCATTGCCTCATCATTAGAAGAAACAGCATTTACGCTATATTCTGCACCACCACCTGTAACACTAAAGGACGCTGTCATTAACTTGATTGGTATGTACCGACGACGATGACTATACTCTGTCTCTTTTACTGTTTGTTTTCCTGCTCCGCCTTTTAGTGTTTTTGTACGAGTATATGATAAGTCTGAAAATCTTTTTGTTGCTCCGGTTTCATCACTTCCTACCCAATCTATACAAAACACATATACAGCATCAAGGTAATGGGCATACCCCGATTGTTCTGCTCCAATTTGTAATGCTTCTAAAAACTGTCCCATACTATATGGTTCAATAACTTTAAACGACATTGTTCCTTGGGTTTGCATGTGTGTTTTATTATTAGGTGTACAAATGGCATCTATTTCTAAATCCTCAATAAAAAATTCTGTTCCTGTATCGTCGCCATCGATATTGGAAGAACTTAAAGTTGCTTCAAATATTGTTCTAACTCCACTTTTCCCTAAGTTGCCACCACCTGATTTAATAATATAAGTTGTTGGACCATTTTTAATATAAGTATCGTCTGGTCTTGAAACTTCATAAGGATTTAATACTCCAAGACTAATAACATAGTTACAACTAACAAATTCGTTTAACGGATTAGGTAGTACATTAGGAAATTTCTTATTTTTCTTTGGAGATTCTGTTGCGTTATCTGGTTTGTCTTCTTCTTTAGCTGGTCGAAATGACTTAGTCATTTCTATAACTACGGCGGGGCCGCCTGTAGGTCCTACTACTTTTCTAACAACATCTAGTATTTTAGATCTTTCCCGTATTTTAATTTTATCAGTTATTATCTTGCCGGCGTCTTTAATACTAGTAGCATTATTGGCAACAACGGCACCAAGAGAATTTACTGCATTGTCTATACTGCCGTCAGTAACTAACTCAGCTATATCTGATACAATAGGGCTTATTGTTTTTTCAGCTACACTAGAAAGTCCTTCTAACCGAGCTGTAACATTATCTTTAAGATGAGTTAATTCTGTTGCTGAAGGAATAATATCATTAGTTTTTTCAGCTAATGTTTTTTGGAGATTTTCAAGTACGCCGAATTTCGGAATTGACATATTATTACCCTAGGAAATCTTTTACGGCGGCAGGACTTAATAATAAAATCTCAACGCCTGATTCAAAATCATAAATAGGATCTTCAAGAACATCCATATTCCTTTGAGCAAAGATCCACCAAAGTTTTGTAGAACCGTATAAATCATATGCAAGTAAATCAGGTCTATGATTATATTGTGGATCGATTACATAAGGTTTGTCATCTGGTGAGCCAGGAACTGGCTTAATTTGATAATACCCTAAACCAAATTCTCCGTCATTATATGGAGTATTTGCCCACGGACTTATTTGTGAATAAGCCATTATATAAATCCTCTTTTTTGTCCAACATATTTTCCGTTAACAAAATCTTCAAGACTAAAGTTCTCAATTTGATTTCTGCTGTATATTGGTTGACAAGTTACTGAAATTAAACTTTGTGATGGTGCCCAGGTATAATAATCACTGCTCATCTCTGCATCACCATAAAATTGTCCTGGATTAACACCTGATATAGCTTCTTTTTCTGATCTATGATCTGTAGGAGTGAATGTTATACCGGCTCCTGCATTAACTTGTGTTGAAATATAATCTACTTGATCTGGCATATCAACTGTAAACGTAGTTATAACTACCGGAACATCATCAAACACATAATCACCATAACCATTTAACTTAACTACTGGTGGCGGTGCTCCTTGATTAGTACTATTACCACCATAAAACATTTTTGTACAACTTCGTAAGTAATGCAATGCTGATACCCAGTATTGAGCTTCTATTCCATTCTGTACAAAAAAGTCTCCAGTGATAACCAATTGGTCCACTTGTGAATTTGCATATACTTGAAACGGATAATTACTATGTGTAGGAGCTAAAGCGTTATAATTTGCGGTGTGTGACATGATTACCGTAGGAGTATATGGAAACACTAAACCGTTTGTTGCTCGTAATGGCTGTATAAGATGTGATTCGGTTTCAAATGGTTCAGTATTCGGAATGCTTAATTTAACTCGCCAATCTTTCGCAGTTCCTAATGGAAATTTTGCTTTGCCGGCGGCTTTTTTGTTTTCTGAACCAAATTTTCCAAGTTCTTTACCTAATTGGTCTGAATTAGCTAATCGTTGTTTTTTACCTAGCCCAATATCAGTTGATACAGAATCAAAGAACTGTCCACCTAATTTTCGCATAGAATTAGTGGTATCGGAAACAAGTCCTTTGGCTGTATTGATTCCTTTTGCAAATAAATTTTCACCTGTCATGATTTGGTTAAACTCCTACAAGTATTTAGTTGACTTTATTAACTACATAGTTTATAATATGACTTTAAAC